CGCAGGCTGGCCAGAACATGGGCACCAACATCAGCAACTATATGGGCAACGCAGGCGCGGCGCAGGCTGGCGCGGTGACCAGCGCGGCGGATGCGCGGGCGTCGGGGTACTTGGGGGCGCAGGAGGGCTGGAATCAGGCGATTAACAGCGCCCTGTCGCGTGGCACGACTGAAGACCAGCGGTTGATGCGTGAGTACATGAACGCGCTGATTAGGAAAGCCTAACATGCCACTAGATCCAGTTCTTGTCCGTGGGCTGACGCCCATCTCGATGCCGCAGCCCGACCCGAACGCCGGGATGAACCAGCTTGGCGCCATCATGAAGATTCAAGGCTTGCAGAATGAGATGCAGGCCAACCAGTTGCAGGCGCAGAAGTATCAGCGTGAGGCCGACGAGGCGGCGGCGTTGGCGGCAGCGCGGCGCGCGTATGACCCTAATAATCCGGCTACCGAACGCGCGCTGTTTGGGGCTGGCGGGGGCGCAGATCTGCAAAACATGGCGGCGGCAGAAAAGTCGCGCGCCGATGCCGCCAAACAGAAGCGGGACGAAACGCTTAATTCTTTTCGGAGTGTGGTGTTGCCCGTGCTTACGCCTGACAATCCAGAAGGCATTAAGCAGGCGTATGGCGCCTTAGCATCGCATCCATTGTTTGACCTGTTCGACGGTATGCCGCCGGAAGCTGTGATGAAATTTGTTGAACTTGCAATGTCCAGACCGGGCGGTGCGGAAAAGGTACTTAACGCGCTGTACGGGCTGACGCCGGACAAACTTGCGGAAATGGATGTCAATCGCCGGAACGTAGACCTGCGCGCAGGCGAGCTTGTCGTATCTCAACGCAACGCTGCGGTTGCGGAACAGAACGCAAACACAACCGAAGCAAACGCACGACGGGAAGCGTTTGATCTTTTGACCAAACCGGATTCAAGCGGCAGCACGATGCCGTCGGGGTATCAGCCGTCGTCGGGGGGCGGTTTGACGCCTATCCCTGGCGGTCCTGCGGATCTAAGCACCATTGCGGCACAAGCTGAAGCGCGCCGCAACTCGGACCTTAAGCCCGTGCCGTCACCCGTAGCCAAAGGGATGATAGAGAACAGCCAGAATTTGCGTAAAGCTCGCGCCGCCTTGGCTCTTATACAGGGGCGGCCGGTAGGTGAGCTACAAGGCGATCCAAACGCCACGGGGCTCAAAGGTTTTGCGCCGGATTTTATTTTGCAGCGTTTAGACCCTGCTGGCGTTGACACCCGCGCGGCAATTGCTGACCTAGGCAGTATGGTCATACATGACCGATCTGGCGCGGCGGTCACGGCATCCGAATATCCTCGTTTGGTGCCGTTTATCCCCCGCGACAGGGACGATCCTGCGGTGGTGGAAAAGAAGCTAAAACGCTTCATCCAAGAATACGAAGCCGTTGAGCAAGATTACGCTGGCATGTATTCAGAAGACCAAGGGTATAAAGTCCCAAAAAGCCTGACCGGCAGCGCGGCAAAAACAGTGGTTCGTACTGGAACGCTAAACGGGCGAAAAGTGGTCGAATATAGCGACGGGAGCCGCGAATATGCCAATTGACGCCAGCAAAGTCGTGTGGGATGACGAACCAAAACTAGACGCCGCGAACATCAAATGGGATGACCAACCAGAAAGCTACACGTCCTCGGCTGCAAGCTATTTTCCGGAAGCGTTGCGCGCGGCGGGTAACTTTATCGGTGGTGCTGTGCAGGGCGCGGGCGATGTGGGCACCCGGATAAACGCATGGCTAGGCGTAGAAACTGAAGAAAGCGCCGCCGCGCAGCGGGCAAAAAATCTACAGCAGCTCCAGCAGAATTTTGGGTACGACCCGAGGTCAGGCTACAGCCGCGCCGGTACGTTAGCTGGCGGCGCCGCTCCCGCTGTCGGCGCAGCCAACGTATTGGCCCGCACGGCAGCGCCTGCGGTGTGGGCGGCGTCGCCTCGGGCGGCCAACGCTTTTTTGGCTTCGGTAGAACGCGCTGGTTTTGGCCCTGCGTTGACTAAAATGCAACGCTTTTTGGGCGGCGGTTTCGCGGGCGGCGTGTCGGGCTCGGTTATGTCCGATGACCCTGTATCCGGCGCGGTTACCGGCGCTGCGATGGGCTCCTTGATGCCCTTAGCGCCTGCGGCGGCTAGGGGTATCGAAGAGTATGCGATTAGGCCAATGGCGCGTGGCTCGTATGCCCTAGCCGAACCGTTTGTTTCGGGGGGCAAGCAAGCCATCGTCAACCGCACGATGCGAGAGGCGTTTGGAAACGACGAAGCGGCTATGCAGCAAGCGTTGGCTTATCTTGACCAGGGCATGTCGTTAGAAGACATCGCAGTCGCCATGAACAAGCCGGTGCTCGCCGGGTTCAAAGCGCAAGCGAAAAACGTCAAGTCTGGCGAGATTGCAGAAGCCTACTCAAATCAGCGCGCGGCGCGCGACTTGAACATCATGAACCAATTGCAAGGCGCGCAACATATGGGGCTACGGGCCGCCGATGCTGCCCGCCAGCAAGGCGAGCAGATGATAGCGGCGGCTGAAGCGCGGTTGCAAAATGTCCGTCAGCAGTTGATGGACAATCGGACAATGACCGCTCAGCAGAAAGCGCAGATTGAGCAGGCGGCGGTTGCAGAGCGCGACGCCGCGCTTGCGAACTTGCAGAACTTGCAGGGGCAGGCGGCGGGTGTGGCGGCGCGCACAGATCAGCAGATAGCTGAAGCCGCTGCCGCGCGCCGCGCTGAAGTAGAAGGCGCGCTGCCCGCGCAGCGTCCGGAAGTATTGGGCACGCAGCTTGAAGGGCTTGCAAAAGCAAAGGAAACGGCCGCATCCAACGCAGTCCGCGCAAAATTTAACGAAGTGCGCGAAGCGGGCGCAAATGTTCGCGGGCTGCCAGTTCAGAATCTGGTGAACGAAGGCAAGACTATTCTTTCCGACACCATTTTTGCGCCTGGGGAAGCGCCCGAGGTCGCTAGAGTGCTGGCGCGTATGCAGCCCAAGCCCGCCGAAGCGCCCAGCGCGGCGGCGTCAGGCTATGCTTCTTCTTTGGGGCTGGCAACGGAGCGTCAGACGCCAACTGCCACGGCGGATTGGCAGGATGTGATTGATTTACGCGAAGCCATCAACAAAGACATTCGCGCGGTAAGCGGCACGGTCAACGGAAAAGCTAAACGCGCAAACTTGCTGCGTCTGAGAAGCGAATTAGACAAGACGATCCAGTCTTTTCCCGACACCCTAGTTCCAAAAGAGCTAAAACAGTTGGACGAAGACGCGGTTGCTTTCTACAAAAGAACTTTTGTAATGCCGCTCCGCACGGGCAAGACACAGACTAATTTTCTGCTCAGCGCGGATGGTGAGCCAAAAGTTCCTGTTGAGAGCGCGGTGACGCACTGGTTCAAGCCATTGTCCGGCGCAGGGGTCACCAAAGCTAACCGATTTATGGACATGCTGGGCGACAACGAAGAAGCATTAGATGTCATGCGGCGTGGCATTCTTGACGTGTACCGACGCAAAGTAGCGCCGGATGGCGTAGTGGACGCCGGCGCGCACGCCAAGTTCATGCAGGACTACGGAGACACGCTTCGAGCGTATGAACAGCGCGGGCTTTCGGTGCCGGAAATCGCGCGGCAGGGCCAGGCGCAAAGCGCCGCCGACGCGGCGATTGCTGAGCTAACTGCTACACGGACGGCAGCCTCTAGGTTGGGCGGCAAGGCTGCGCCTAGCGACACGCGATTGACTCTGGAACAGCTTCAGACTGAAGTCCCGGCCGCGCAGCGGCAGGTCCAGCAAGCCGGGCGGGGCGCAAAAGAAGCTAAAGCGGCTGCGGAAGCTGAAAGTCAAGTCGCGGCGGCTAAACTTCAATCGGAACAAATGGCCGCGCGCGGCGAATTGGCGACGGCCAAAGAAACCGCAAGAACGGCGCCCGCCACTGCGGAGTCAATTGCTGCGGAAGCGTTGGCGTTGCAGTCTAGGTTTAAGGTTGATCCGGATAAACTGGTGCCGACTTTGGTTCGCGATTTGCCCGAAGCGCAGACAATCGTTTCGCAAATCCGGCGAGACTTGCAAAAGCGAGACACCTTTGATGTTTTGGCGTCGGAAGGGGCCGCGATAGGGCGCAAACTTTTGGATGTGACGCCTGCGCCCTCGCTGAAAATACCCATGGGGATTAACGCCGAAATCATCATTAACGCCATCACCCGGCGGCTCACCGGCGCAGCGCGCAAAGAGCAAGCGCGCGACATAGCGGTGGCGCTACTGAACGAGCCTTCCGCGCGAAAAATGCTTGCCGACGCAATAGCTGGCGGCAGCACCGGATATGGCGCTAGAGTTGGGCGGGCGCGCAACTATTTGGCGCCAGACCTTCAGCCGCGGACTATCAACAGCCTGCGGCCGTGACTTTTTCCCATATCGCAGCGCCGCTGGGCGCGGTATAAGGAGATTTTCGTGAACTGGGTGATCGACGTGCAAGGCATCATCAACATCCTGCTGGGGTCGTTCATCACCCTGCTGTGCTGGCTCGCCATGGAGATGTGGAGCGCGGTCAAGGAACTGAAATCCGACCTTGGCAAGCTGCGCGAAGACCTGCCAAAAACCTACGTCCTCAAGGAAGACTACCGCCGGGACATCTACGAGATAAAAGACATGCTCAGCAAAATCTTTGACAAACTCGATGGGAAGGCTGACCGATGAAAGAAAAGCTGAGCGTGTGGGTAACGCTGATCGCAACCTGCACTCTTTCTATCATTTTGCTAGCCATGGTTGCGGGGATGGTGGAAGGGCTATTCGATGAAATGGTTGACAACGACAAAATATTTGAAGCCATTCTTCCCGCGTTCCAGACCATCGTAGGCGGCTTCATTGGTTTGATTACTGGTATCAAAATAGCGTCGGATGACAAACCATGACTTTCGATGAAGCGTTCAAGGTACTTATCGGGCATGAGGGTGGGTACGTCAACGACCCGCGTGACCCCGGCGGCGAAACCAAGTATGGGATTTGCAAGCGGGCGTATCCCGATGAAGACATTAAGAACTTGACGCTGGAGCGTGCCAAGGCGCTGTATCACCGCGACTACTGGGATGTAATTCACGCCGACGAACTCCCCAAGCATGTGCGTTTTGCCGTGTTCGATGCAGCAGTCAACTCCGGTGTCCGTGCGGCTATCCAGTGGCTACAACGTGCGGTGGGCGTCAAAGACGACGGCGTCATCGGGCACAAAACCCTGAGTGCCGTGGTGGCAATGGAACCCTACAAGCTGGCGGCGCGGTTTAACGGCGTGCGGCTTAAATTCCTGACTGAACTCCAGACGTTCAACACCTTCGGTCGCGGCTGGGCACGGCGCGTGGCTGAGAATCTCATTAATACACCCTAGGAGGTATCATGGAATACGCACTAGCTCGACTCAAAGAAGCCAGCACCTGGCGCGGCGTTGCCCTTATCGTGGGTGGCTTCGGCGTCCAAGTCGCCCCGGACCTCATCCCGGCCATTGGCGCGGCGGTCACCGCCGCCATCGGCCTTATTGAGGTGCTACGGCGCGGCTGATCAGCCGGTCCAAGTACCAGCGGGCCTTCCGCAGATCTTCGATCCCGCCCTTGCGCTTCCACCGCCACAGGTACTTGATGGCGTTGGCGGTGCAGACCGCCTCAATGCCCGTCAGACCGACGGTGGCGGCCTCCAGCGCGTCAATGCACTCGACCCCACCTGCGGTGTAGTGGGGCGGGTGGTTGACCGTGTCGGTCATGCCATCAGTTCCTTGCGCTCGCGCTCGGCGCGCATCGCGCAGAACCGCTGGTGCAGGCGCAGCATGACGGTCACGCGGCGCCGGCCTGCGTGTTCTTCCATCAGCATTTCCTTGATTTCGTTCTCGGTCATGTTTGGCATGTCGGCCAACAGTTTTCGCCAGGTCTTCATTTCAGTGCCTCCAAGGCAATATCGGACAGGTTTCGTTTGTCGTGCAGTGCGCGCCAGAT